TGCGGATGTTTCAGGTTACGGGATATTCAAGAACCACACAGGAAGAATTTACCCATCACATGGGCTAAGAAATTCGAAGTTGTGGGTAATATTTACGACAACCCTGAATTGTTGAAGGGCAAAAAGGAGGGATTATGAGAGAGATAAAATTTAAGGCATTAGCTCCCGTATTGAAAGGAAGAGATGAAGGCAAGCTAAAGTGGTTTGAAGGTGTGCTGACTGGTGACGGAGCAGTTTATATAGTTACCAAGAATATGGGGATTCAGCTTCTAAAAGATGTGAAAGCTCTTTGTCAATACACAGGTCGTAAGGCTATTCAGGGCAACATAGAGGTTTATAAAAACGACATAGTGCATGCAGTTATTGAATATGTTGCAGGTGCAATTTCGCAAGAAATAAAAACCAAAGAAGTAATCGCTATAGTCGATTGGAATGATCAAGGTTGGTGGTATCTCAAAATCCTTGATGACCCATATCTAAAAGAAGTAGGTTTTTATGCCGTAAAAACAATCAAAAAAGTGCTTGGTAACGTATATGAACATAAACATTTATTGGAGGATAAAAATGAAGAATAAAATAGATTGGAAAGTAGCGAGCTGTGTGAAATGGGGATTATTTATTATTGAGGACGAAGAAGACCATACGATTGCAATTTGCCCAAAATGTGGCAAATGGATAGAGTGTGTGTGGCAACCGCAAGGGGAAAATAAGTCTATTTGTAAATTACAATGTGCATGTGGTTGGAATAAAACATTACAAGAAATAATATCGGAGGGCAAAGATGATTGAGAAATATGTTGTTTCATTAGACCTCGCTAAAAAGTTGAAAGAGGCGGGGTGGGCGAAGGAGACGGTCTTTTGGTGGGTGGAGACATGGCGTGGTATTCAGCTCATTGAAACCCGTTACCTTACCTTTAACTTCGACAAAACTTATGGAGAAATTGTCATTTATGGCGATGAAGTTGAGGAAGTTACGCCACTTGCTCCTGCCCCCCTTGCCGAAGAAATACTGGAGGAGTTGCCGAAGAAAATTACCGATGACCAAACATATCGGTTGCGTATAGAAAAGCATGATGACCATTATACTGTGGGTTATTGCTATGATTATCTATTTTCTTACCAGCAAGGCGAAAATATCATCGTGGAATCTGTATTAAGATGGTGGTTAAAGTTGATTACTGATAGTGATATTTCTAACGCCCTCGCCCGTTTGTGGCTCTGGCTAAAAGAAAACGGGTATCTGGAGGAGAAAAATGAGCAAGCGTAAAACAGGCAGACGGTTAGAGAAAAGGATTGCTGAAATTTTAGAGAAATACGGTTATACAGTCCATCTCACTCAATACTCATTCAGAGAATTCACAGATAAGACAGGCAAAAGGAGGGTTTTCTCTCAATCAAACGATATTTTTAACTGTATTGATAAGAAAAAGCTCCTCAAACTCGAAAGCGTAAAGTGGAATTTTCCGTTTTCGAGAGTATGGCTTGTCATAGGCAGGACGCAGAATAACCGTGTGGATAGATTTGACATATATGAACTGACTCCCACATATCAGCTTGAAAAAATAGGGCATATTTATAGAGGCAAAATCTATCTTGAACAGGAGGCACAAGAATGAGATACCTTTACATCAACGGCTATAAGCATTATGTAGCAACAGCACAAAAAGAAGCCAGATG